GCAGCAGAAATTTTAGTGGTATTAAAGGATAAAAGATCAGATCCTCCATCATCAGTCCCAACTGCTGCAATATTATCAAGCTTGTAAGAAATTTCATAATCTGTTACTTCTTGTCCTGTGATGTGATCAAAAGCTAATGTGGCTCTTACAGCAACACCTGAATTTTGCTCTCTATATAAAGATTCAGTAATTATAGCATTTTTTACTTTTCTAATCGGTAGCGCAGTAATTTCTACATTCTTTTCAGAAAATGAGCTAGTTCTTCTTTGGTTATTGATATTTCTTGCTTTGACAGAAGTAATGCCGACACCAACGTCTGTAATAGTTTCGTCATCTGCTAAAAATACTCGCTCATATTCAGAACCTACAGTTAATGAGTATATACCGTTATTGGCTAGTCTAAAGTTACCAGGATAAGTAAGTTCATTGTAATCTAATGTACAGGTATTAGCAGAAACGTTATTAAGTACCCCCACTGGATTTGGAGATATGTTAACCAAAGCTACTGAGCTAAGATTAGTCGTTGGTGCAGATTCAAATTGAATTCTAAATATTGAATTAGTCGTCAATGCTGCGTTATAAGCAGCGGAAGCAGGATCATAACTAACATTAATAACAGGTATTACAGTGCCAGGACCTACTTGAACATTATCACCTACCTCAATTGCAGGAACTGAATAATGGTCTAATTCTACCACAAAAGAAGAATCAGATGATTGAACTGTGTATTCAATATTATCACGAAGCGTATTATTTTTATTAAGAGTATATTGTCCAGCTGATTTAACTTCACCATCTACAAAAAATCTAATAAAGTTTTTATCTCTTGCTCTTACAGGTAACTCAATTGTCTGTGTAGAACCAGATGCTGCGGTGATGGTATTTTGGAATCGAATCTCTTTTTGAGAACCATTAACGTAAAAAGAATTATTATTATAAAAACGTCCATCGAGTAATTGATTAATTGTTACAAAAAAAGGTGCTGTAGGTAATAAATCAACCAAGAACGCAGAATTAGTCTCTGTGTTCTCGATATCTAAAGTACTAACAGTTTTATCAAAAGTTACTACCTGCGAAGATACAGCGACTAAATCAGTAGCAAAGCCTACAAAATTCTTCTCACTATTGATTGAAGTTTTTTCCTTCAAAGGAACAGTTACAAAATCATCTCCTTTTAATCCTAAGAAAGATGTGTCATTAACCTCTAACACGTGCTTAGAAAAGTTTTCGTCAAAGGCTACATTTAATCCTTCAAGAGTTAATCTGACATTACTTGTTCCATCTCCGTTGTCTACGGTTGTAAAAGAATTACATAATAATTTAATTTCACCAGCAAAACTCTGGAAACCATTTTTACCGATCAAAACCGCTGGTGTTACCCCATCTGACAAAACAGCTGCATTATCTACAGTCAAACTCAAAACACTTTGCTGAGAGTTATTAATTAAGGTAGTGCCCTCAGGAGTAGATACAAAATATTCTGTGGTAAACGATTGCTGATATCCTAATCTATCGGTCTGGTTATTAATCTTAATATCATAAACAATTGAACCATCTAAACGTCTTCTAGGCAAAGACTGAAGTGAAAATACAGGAGTAGGTGGCGCTGAGAAACCACTTTCAATGTCTAAATAAGCAGTAGGAGTGTAATCAATAAAGCTATCAGAGTCAACATAGACATTGGAGATATATTCTTTGGCAATAATATTTACTTCTTCATCATCAGTTTCTCTTTCAATATTTGAAATTGTAAATAATTTACCAGCCTTATTAGTATAGAAATTACCTGGATTTTCCCACTCACCTATACTCCATAGGTCACCTTTTTTAGGAACATTATTAGAGGTAAAAGTAGTATAAGCATCAATCGATTTTGTAATTGGGTTGAATCTTCCTGTTACTGTTACATTTGCTTGATCAATTCCTGTAGATACGTTGTCAGTTGATGTTAACACAAAATTTGTATTACTTAAAATATACAGATCAACTCTATCATCATTTACACTAATTACCCTAAGTGCTAATGGAAAAGTGTTTGAAGTAAAGGTTGAACTAGATAGTGATGGATTAGTAAAATGCTCTAAAAGAACATTAGATTTATTAGAGTCAGTAGAGGAATCACCTAAGACTTTACCTCCAAAGCCATAGTTTATACCTGTTAAATTCTGTGAAATAGAGACAACATCTCCTGGAGATAAATTTAAAGCATCTGAAGACGTTGTGAATGACACAATTCTTCTTAAATATTTTGAAGCAGCAATTTGATACTGACCAAATCTTAAAGCTTGGCTTCTTCTTGTGACGCCCGCTAAGTCTAATGAGCTTATATTCTCAATCGTACTTCTATCGCTACCATCATTTGATTCTTGCCCATCTATTCTCGCTACTTCTCTTTTATAGTGATTAGTCGGTTCAATATAACTAATATCTACGCCTGTAACTAAATCACTTTCTCTACCGCCGCTAATTTGAAAAGAACCTTGTTTAATATTTGTTTCGTTAAATAAATAAACAGGAAGTTGATCTGGCATATCAACAGCTAGTGATATCTTACCAAAAGAGTGGATAATAGTGCCTCTAAAGGCTGCAGCTAATGAATTTAAGATTTCTATGGTCGGTTGCTGGTCAGAGATAATTGTATCACAAATAAATCTTCTTTCTTGGACAGCGGTTCCAGAGGGTATTCCAACTAACGTTTCTCTGACAGAAGTAAATTTTCCACGCGGCTTATACCTAAACGAACCATCTGCTTGCCCAACAACACCCTGAAACCTGCCTGTTATTGAATCACATGCGTCACAGAACTGAGCAACTTGAAAAAACTTATACTTATCAATATTGTCTTCAGGAATACCTAATCCGTAAGTAGTGTTGGTTAGGATATCATAAATAATCCATACTGGATTCTGTGTCCATGAATAAACAAAAGTACCATCCCAAGCACCTATGTAAATTTGAGGATCTGCTCTAGTCTGGACAGATCCAGTACCATAAGATTGTAGAAAATACCCATTCGTAGTGTATCCGAAAGTTCCTCCTTCGGGTAATTCAAGCTGGCGCCAATCTATTTGACCATCCTCTAGAATAGGTTGATTGTAATTTGAGGGGACTTTGACAAGTAGACCTTTAACTAAAGAGCTAAGTTGAGGGATTCCTCCGGTGTGTTCGTTAATGGCTTTTAAAGCGTAACCTACTAAAGCTGTTCTAGGGAAGGTTTGTGGGGTATTTTCTACTTCAAACCAGCCAACAGCTGAAACCTGTGCTTGTACCTTAGAGTCATTGGATTCATTAGAAGTTTTTTCAATTGTAAAACGATAGCCATTATCAGATTTACTTGCTTCAGGAACATCAAAATTAACAATCTTTTTATAAGGAGTAGTGGTCTTACCATTGATAGTTTCTGTTTTACTACCAATTTGAGTAGATCCTGTGCTGTCAAAAAAAGTAATTTTTACTGTTACTGAGTGTGGTAGAACATTACCTTTATCATCTTGTTTTTGAAGAACATTGACCATTAAGATTACATTTATTTCATCCCAAGCCCTAGCACTTGTCTCCTGAAGAAGCACTCTTGTTTGAGGGATTCCAGCGACGTTACCCTTTTTTAAAGTTACAGGCGAAGCAAACTGTTGGGGAACAATTGTTTGCTGTCCAAACTTTCTTAAAACAGATTGTGTAGTAGTCCCTGTTCTTGATAGAGTTTTAAAGAAGTCAGTGTTTTCTCCTCCATCACCATCAATATTAAGAAGGTCGTTAATTGAATTTTCTGTAATCTCAATATCTTGAGGTCCGTTAGGATTTACTCTATAAATGGGGCCTTCGCCTAGTGCAGTTAAGATAAATAAAATGTCGGTTGAGAATAGGGAATTAGGCTCCTCTTTATAACCACCACTGCCTCCGCTGCCACCGCCAAATGCACCTCTAATAACAGGTACTTTTTTATCGTCGTGTTCTGTAAAATACCTTCTCATGTACTAAACCTCGACTGAACAGTGATAGTATCGTCTTTACCATGATCAACAGTATCTAAATAACCACTTATTAACTGACCTGCTACTCGGTGTAAACCATAGATTAAAGGTATCGGAGTTCCACTATTGATGGTATTAACTAAACCCCCGAACATATCATTTTGTCTTATATTTTGATCTACTTCTTTGATTTTTTCTCGTTTAGTAAACATAGATGTTACTAAAGCAAGGCCGATGTTAACACCTAAAGTAGTTGCAAAGCCTCCACCAAATAAACCACCAGTTCCTCCTGCAGCCGCTGCACTACCCGCCGCTCCTGCTGCGGCACCAGATAGTAGAAAATATCCTCCTGCCGCTACAGCCGCAAAAGTAAGAAGTTGTCTTGTTCTCTTGCCGCCACCACCGATAATAGCAGGCACAATATAAAAAGTATCACCAGCTTTTGCTTTTTTAATAAATAAATCTTCCTCTGTGATAATTGTAAGATTTTTGTCTAAAAACGCATATCCCTCCTCGCACATACCTTGAGAAATGTAATTGGCATAATTTCTAAATTTTGGGTGCATCGAGCCTAGATATAAAGGAATATCTGCGTAAGTCTTAATATCCGCTTTCAATTCAGTGTTTAGAAAAAGATCCTTAAACGCTGAATGTATCTTTATATCTACAAGCAATGCTGCTCCTCAAAATTGTCAAAAATTAATGCATCTAATTTATCATTATACCAGTATATGTAAAATTTGTTGTTAAATCCAACTAAAAATTTATACTCTTGAAATGCTGCTCCAACTTTATCTTCTTCACTTGGAATAGGATTCTCCTGTCCGGGGTGTGAGTGAAAAATTCCCCAAATATTGCCATCATGCTTTACAAGGGCAGCAGGATCTAAATAAAAAGTTTCTTTCGGCATCTCACTTATGTTTTTACAAGGAATATAATCAAAGTCTTTAGTTATAATACCAACAGCTTCTAATGGATAATCTCTAAGCGCATGACTATTCATATTTTCTTTTAATTGTTCAAATTTTTCCATCTTACCTTCTTAACTGTATACTGTTGAAAATATTTGTGATAATCATATATAGCACTATCTCTATTTTCAATCATTTGTAAAATTTTATTATTACCTACATACATTGCAACGTGATTTACTACATTAGTAGCGCCAAGACACATTAATATAAGATCGTATTGTTCAAGTTTTTCTACTTCAACCCAGTCTCCATTTTTTGAACCGTTTAAAAAATGTTGTTCATGAGTTTTTGTAAACCACTGATCATCAACCATTTTTAAAAAATCGCTAGAGGTATATGGTATTTTTATGCCTAATTCATTCTCAAAGACATGACAAAGTAGCGTAAAACAATCCATGCCTGTTTTAGTATCAGTACCAAATAATTTGTAAGGGATATCAATATATTTATTGTACCATAGATTCATGGCGGTATAGAGAGTGTATACGCTTTACCCAATAATCAGATAAAGTTTCTACAACTGATACTCCCCCTTCTTCAATATGCAGCATCTGTGTTGGTTTTAGGAATAACCCAAAATGTATAATTAAATTTGATCTTGTTGACTTAAATGCTATTACATCATAGTTCTCAGCTTCTGTCAATTTAACTTTTACAGCACATGTAGAAGCCCATCCATCCACATTATCAGTAGAAAAATGCTTCATCCAATCTCTTGATTTAGGGTAAGTAGGTAAAGGAAAATCGATATCTAACTCATTTTTATAAAATAAGCGTATCAACTCGATACAATCAAACTCTCCATATTGATGTTTTTTGCTTAAATATTTTTGTACCATTCAGCTAACTCAGAGTAGGTTGCTTCAAATGACTCATTTCGATATAAGTCATGTTTTGTTGTCTGTGCTTTAAATTCGTTAGCTAGAGCAGCATCATTAGAAGACATCATGTGTTTTAATGAGTTTTTAATATTAAGCACCTCATCAGTGGTCAGTGTAGATAAAAACGAAGACTCATTTTTATATTTTTTTAAAATGCGCTTCTTTACTTCGTCACTAAATATAGTAGTAGATTGATATTGTGGGTTGACTAGGTTAGTTATGCTAAATGTTTTGTCTAAGGATTTGATCCATTTTATTAATTCTAAATTACTAGAAATAGAATAAACGCTACTTACAAGTGAAAAGGTTTTAATATATTTTGAATACTTTTTTGCATTTTTTGTAAATAAGTCAAAGTCTAGACCTTTTCTCCCATATTCAGCTTTTTCCTCAAAACCTTCGATGCTAGGCCATATATCAACATCCTTAAAACAGGACCAAAGCTTTTCTATATCATACCCCTTAAAAACTCCATTATATGATAGATTTGTATTATATGAGAGTTCAATATTTTTGCTACAATCACTATCAACTAAAAATTGTAACATCTTATAGTGCCCCTCTTGAACAAAAGGCTCTCCCCCAGCAAAATATAGAACTCTTATGTATTTTTTTATCTCATCTATATCCTTCCAAAATTTTTCATTATCTGTCCAGTGATCATAATGATTAGGTGCGTCTTTGTCTAATTTTCCAAAGTACTTATCCTCTTTAGCCCACGAAGAGGAAGCATAGGACCCACACATTCTGCATTTAAAGTTGCATAAATTTCCAAACCTTATGTCAAGGTAAATGGGAGGTGAATTTAAGTAACCATCAGTATCTGTTTTGTCATATAATTTATTATATTGAGAAAACTTATTGTTCATTCTTACTCTATGACTTTCAATTCCTTGATCTTCCCACTCGTAACAAACTTTACAGTCTCTAATACGCTTACCTGAAAGCATTGCTAATCGAGCGTTTTTCATGTGTTTAGAATTAAAAGCTTCCAAAGGTGAAAGCCCTTCTCCAAATAAATTATTTTTATGATTTAAAGTAAAGCAACAGAGACCATATCTACCAGATAGATCACCGTATTGATGAATCCAAGGTAAGATACAAATTGACTTATTGTTTAGGAATCGTTCGTCCTGTACCAGGGAATCCTCCAAAGTGAAGTTGATTATTACGAAGGGTACACGCTTGAAGAGACTTAGAACAAACATCTCCATCAGCAGAAGATGCAATTTCATTATTTGCTGCGATAGGGTTTGTATTAGAGACAGTGCCGGTTGCGGCTCCAGGTATTTGAACACCTCCAGGACCTGGATATTGACATTCTGGTCCTTTATAAGTCCATTGGCACGTATTTTTATAAAATTTTCGTTTAGGAGTGACTAACTTAAAGTATTGTAACCATGAAATTAAATTAAAAGTAGCTAGATCATCACTTAATTTTTCAAGTTGATCTATTTTAAATTTATCTTCAATATAAGACTCAGAGTCAGCTAGAGAATTAACAATATATAAAGGCTCACCTATAGCCACGTTAGCTTCAAGAGCATTAGATAAATATAAAAAGGTGTTTCTTTCGATTGCTTGAATAGTTCCTTCTACACTTCCTGATTTTACTCTTACGTTATCACCAACCCTGTAAGGCAATGTGCTGTAAACCTCAACTACGTTAGCGCTTATAGCTTGGACACTGCTATACTCAGGCCAAAAATCTAAAAAATTAGCAAAGGTAGTTTTTATCTCTACAACGCCGCCAAGTAAATCACGTGTATCTTGTTTTTGCTCAACCCAAGTACCACCCACAGCGAGCGTTTGGGTTCTATCAAATGATGCATTAGCCTTTCCATAGAGGTTTTGTATGTCGGCATCATAGTTTAATCCATCTGGGTTACTAGTAGTGCCTGGCACAGTTCTTGGGTCTATTCCATTTACTAACTCTCCGTTAACTGTTGCTATGACAGAGTTAGAGGAATTATTACCTGCAAGGAAAGGATCTTCTGTTAATCTAGTTATTATACTGTCCACATTAAAAATATCTAAAGTGATTTCATCAACAGAACCTTCAGAGCCTTGAGCTAACTTGGAGGCATTTACAGGAAAAGGAATATAAGAAGTTCCACCATAAGTTACGTTATAAAATAAGTCAGAGGTTAAATCACCAACAACTTCAGCAAATCTTATCGGAAATTCATTAGGCCACGCCCTACCAGCTCCTGCTCCAGTAGGGTTTCCAGATTCATTAGCAGGATACCACTCTCCTGGATAATAAATTGTGTATAATCTGACAATAGGGTTTTGCGTGAAAGCATTTTTTTCGGCCTTAAAAGCACTAGGGGCAATTGAACTTATCTGTGTGATTGCAGTTGTAGAGTTAGCAGAGAAAGTGTTAGAAGTAAAATTTGAGGTGGTTAGAAGTCCATCTCCTCCTGAACCTACAGCTATAGTGGCAGAGTTTGAGTGTATGAATTCTGTTGATAGATATTCTTGTTGTAGATTGTTAAGCTTAACTTTTAATTCATTAGTGGTGGTATTAACATTGGCTATGGTGCCAACAGTGCCAGTTGTATTACCGATCAGGGTGTTATTCAGAGAAAATCCTGAAACACTACTTACACTTAAAATTACGTCATAAGAGCGGGCGCTCATTAGTCAAAAACCTCTTGTAGGCTAAACGAAACAGTATAAAAATTTTCTGTTAAGAGAGCGCCTGTTGAATAAGTCTGCTCAATGCTGAGGGGACCGTTAAATCTTGTAGTTATTGTACCAGTTTCATTTATGTGTGACAAGTCAAAACTGAAAGATTCAAATTCACCGCTTCTTGCAGTATAAAAATTCTCAATGGCTGTTTTTTCAACTCCAGTTATAGCAGTATAAGTTAAATTATAATCTCTTTTAGACCTTCTAGAACGGAGTCGGCGTTTTTCGTATCCAGCCTGTGAAGCAAAAGTGTTTACATCAAAAGTACGTGAAGAAGATATACCTTTATCAGGACGTCTATCAGTCATTGATGTAAATCGGTCTTGTGTTTGAACAGCAGCAGTTACAACTCTGATTGAAAGGGTATCAGCAACTACGTCGGATGATAATGGCGCTCCAGACTGTACGTTAATTACGTCTGGATGTGTATTAGTTACAGGCTGTAAAGATGCTCCTCTATATCTTGCAACATGCGCTAACCTTGTAAACGAAATACCCCCGTTAAAAAACTCACCAGTGGTTGTTGTATTTGAATTAGCACCAATAGATACGTTACCACTAGTTGCAGTAACGGCAGTATAAGCTGTATGGGCAACTTTAACATTATTTACAAAAAGTCGGAGATTATTGGTTGATGAATCATACGAAACAGCAACGTGATAATTAGACCCACCATTTGCATTTCCTCCATAAATTTCTGTAACGTCGCCAGAACGATTAATTACAAAGCCAACATTCGAGTTAGCACCTACTAGACGTAAATTATAGTTATTTGTAGCGTCACCATGACGTGCAAACAATGTCTGGTTAGACGTCATAGAAGTGCCAGTGTCTGGACGAACCCACATATCCAGAGTAAAAGAACGATCATTAAAATTAAAGTCGTCATTAGATGGAATAGACAAATAGTCATTACTTCCATCAAAAGTTAAGAACTTATCATCACCATACGTAGCATAGGAGGCTGATCCGCCTACAAATTCAACTGTATGGCTTGAGT